AGAATAAAAACCCACCCGAACCGAGTTACGTCTTGCAATCTTACGATACAGCTTTCTCAGCCAAACAAACCGCAGACTACTCAGCCATTACAACTTGGGGTGTGTTTCGCCCCAATGCCGATGCGCCTGAATCTATCATTTTGTTGGACGCCAAACGTGGACGTTGGGATTTCCCTGAATTAAAAAGTATCGCTTATGAGGAATATCAGTATTGGCAACCAGACGCAGTCTTGGTAGAATCACAAGCAAGCGGCTTACCTTTGACTCATGAGTTGCGCATGGCGGGAATACCTGTAGTTAATTACAGGCCTACCAGAGGCAAAGACAAGACAACTCGTGTGCATTCGGTCGCTCCAGTATTTGAATCTGGGTTGGTTTGGGCGCCTGATACCATTTTTGCTGACGAAGTCATGGAAGAATGCGCGGCTTTCCCTTATGGGGAGCATGACGATTTTGTTGACTCAATGACGCAAGCCATATTAAGATTTAGGCAAGGAAATTTCATAAGTCTGTATTCGGACTTAGAAGACGAAGAACCAATACCAAAAGAAAGGATATATTACTAATGGCAATTACAAAATTAATCAAGGGCGTTCTTAAGGGTAAAAAGAAAAAAGAAGGCGTTGTTGGCGAGAAATTAAACCCATCGGCTAAATCACAGCAAATACAATCCGACATTGATTTCGAAAAGTTTGATAAAGCAGTCAAGAAAGACATTAAAAAAGGATTGGAAAGACAAGAGTTGCAATCCTTTACTAGAGAATATGTTGAAAAGGTAATTAAGCCACAATTAAAAAACAGCCCTAAAAAAATGAAAAAAGGTGGCATAGTCAAAAGAAGATCCTCTGGCGTAGCGCTCAGAGGTTATGGCAAAGAAATAAAATAATGGCAATTGGAAAAGCAATCAAAAAAGGTCTTAAGAAACTTAAGCTTAGAGCTAAATCAATGGATCCATTTAGTCGGCCAGAAAAAAGACGTAATGCTGAAATGAAGCTTAGAACTATGAAAAACATTGAGAAAATTAAAAATGTTTCACCCGCTCTTGCAGGTTCATTAGGAGTAGGTATTGGAGGAAGCAAAGTGCAAGAAATGAAAAGTGGCGGAGTTGTCTCTTCAAAATCAAAATCTTCTGGCGTAGCGCTTAAAGGTTTCGGAAAAGAAATAAAGTAATGGCTGCCAAAGGGGTTGTTAAGTTTTTAAAAGCAAGACTTAAAAAAGCACAAAACAAAAAACAAAGAGGAGAATCTGAAAAAAAAGTTGGCGATGAAAGTAATTATCCAGCAGATAGCAAAGCAGGACAAAACAAAATAAACAAAGCCGATCAAGAAATATCACAAATAAAACAAGAAGCCAAAAAAGCAGGCGTAGAAAAAGAAGTTTTTTCTCCCGACCCATCACCTCGTGGTCCTAGACCTGGATTAATTAAATCACTCAGAGAGAAGTATGGAATTAAAAAAGGTGGTATAGTAAGAAGAAAATCTTCAGGCGTAGCAAAAAGAGGTTTTGGTAGAGAGATAAAATAATGGCAGACATAGATAAAGTAATTAGTGTTGATGAACAAGCCGAACTAGAAGTTCGTGATCGTAACAAAGCTATGGAAGTTGAGGTTCCTGAAGAAGAGATCCAAGACATTTCTGAGTTTCAACAACTAGACGATGGTACTTTAGTATTTGGTGGCGCTTTACCACCCCCAGAAAACATTGACTTTTATGCCAACCTAGCTGAAGTCATGGACGATACTGACCTCAGTAAAGTCAAGCTTGACATTCTCGATGGCGTTGAAGCCGACAAAGCATCAAGAGAAGAATGGGAACAAACCTATCGCAATGGTTTGGAATATCTTGGTATGAAGTACGAAGAACGCACCCAACCATTTGAAGGTGCTTCTGGTGTTATGCACCCTTTACTAGCTGAATCGGTTACTCAGTTTCAATCCCAAGCTTACAATGAATTGCTACCATCGCAAGGTCCAGTTAAAACTCAAGTATTAGGACAAAGCAATCCAGAAATTGATCAACAGGCAACAAGAGTGCAAGAGTTTATGAACTATCAACTCATGCACAATATGAAAGAGTATGAGCCTGAAACAGACCAACTTTTGTTTTATTTACCTCTTTCAGGTTCTGCTTTCCGTAAAGTTTATTACGACCAAAACTTGGGACGTGCTGTTTCTAAATTTATTCCTAGTGAAGATCTCATTGTGCCTTATTCAGCAACCGATCTGTATAACGCTACTAGAGTGACGCACGTTATTGACATGTCAAAGAACGATGTCAAAAAATTACAGCAAATAGGATTCTACAAAATGATCGACATGTCTGGCGGTTACAGTGCAGAAGATTACGATCAAGTACAAGAAGAGATTGATGAACTACAAGGCGTTGAGCCTAGCTATCGTGAAGACGATAGATGTGAAATTTATGAAGTACATACTGAATTAGATCTTCCAGGTTTTGAAGACCGCGATCCCAATGGGGAAGAAACAGGTATTAAGTTACCTTACATCGTTACCATATCAAGAACCAACGATGAGATTTTATCAATCAGAAGAAACTACAAACCAGAAGATGTTTTAAAACAAAAAATCAATTACTTTGTCCAATACAAATTTTTACCAGGTTTAGGATTTTATGGCTTCGGTTTAACACACATGATCGGTGGGTTATCCAAAGCTTCAACTTCTATTTTAAGACAGCTAATAGACGCTGGAACTTTATCGAATTTGCCTGCTGGCTTTAAGGCGCGTGGCATTCGCATACGTAATGACGACCAACCATTACAACCAGGAGAGTTCAGAGACATGGACGCTCCAGGTGGCAGTCTGCGAGACGCCTTTGTGCCATTGCCTTTCAAGGAGCCTTCTCAAACTCTCCTCTCTCTTTTGGGAATCTTGGTAGATAGTGGTAGGCGTTTCGCATCTATTACAGATATGCAAGTTGGCGATGCCAATCAAAATGCCCCTGTAGGTACTACAGTAGCTTTACTTGAGCGTGGTACCAGAGTTATGAGTTCCATTCATAAAAGATTGCATGCCAGTCAGAAGATAGAATTTAATTTGTTGTCCAAAGTATTTGGTGAGTATCTACCACCAGAATACCCATACATGACAGCCAATGGCAATCAAGCCATCAAAGCTATGGACTTTGATGAGCGTATTGATGTCTTGCCAGTATCAGACCCTAACGTTTTCTCTATGTCACAAAGAGTTATGTTGGCACAAGAAATGTTGAAAACAGTACAATCAAACCCACAAATCCATGGCCCTAATGGTATGTATGAGGCATATCGTAGAATGTATGCAGCCATGGGAGTACAAAATATTGAGCAGTTGCTCCCACCCCCTCAACCCCCTCAACCAATCGATCCAGCAAGTGAAAATGCTAGTTTGATTTCGGGAGTACCTGCTCAAGCTTTTGCTAACCAAGATCACGATGCGCACATTCAGACGCACTTATCTTTGTACAACACCATAACAGCACAAAACAATCCACAAGTTTTGTCGCTCATTCAAGCACATATTTATCAGCACATTTCTTTTAGAGCGGCAGAAATTGTGGATCAACAAAATGCTCAAGATCCAGAGTTCCAATCATTTACGCAACAGCTTCAATCTTTGCCACCAGAACAAGCACAACAATATCAAGAACAGTTAAAACAATCGGTAGCAAAAAGCGTAGCTCAAACAGCTTCACAATTAATGGCACAGATCAATCAGATCTTTATGCCACCACCACCAGCCCCAGACCCATTGGTCGAGTTGCGTGATAAAGAGCTTGACATTAAAGCCGATGATGTCCAAAGAAAACGTGAAGAGTTTGTACAAAGACAAGAGTTCGATGCTATGAAGTTAATGCAATCCGGACAATTGGCACAAGAGCGTTTAAACCTACAAAGAGACATTGCTGAAATGAAAGACGACATCGCTCGTGATCGTTTGGAACAATCACAAAGTTTCAAAGCCCTTGACTTTTATCGAGGTAAGTAATGGCCATTAGAAGATCTTCCATGGCGAAACAAATTTCTAAGTCGCCAAGACTGCGCGTTAAAAAACCAAGACTTAAATCCAAACTTAGAAAAGTTCGTGTTAGAAAAATTAAAGTTAAAAAATAATGTTGTATGGGGTTGAAGAATCTTTTAGATTTCTAAAAGAGTGGTTGAGAAACGTAGGCAAAAATAAAAACAAAAAAAGTCGCAAGAAAAAATAATTAATGAAATTATTTACCCCTGGAAAAACAATACGCGAATGGTCAAAAGAAGTTCTTGAACCAAAGTCCGATTATCACAATGGTTTACCAGCTTGTCCATTTGCTAAAAAATCTTGGGAACAAAACAGAGTTAAAATACAAATTTGCAAAAGAAATGATTGGTTGGATTTAACTCAAGCCATTGTTGATTTCGATGACAGTTTAGATGTTTTAATTTATGTCAATAACAATTGGGATCACATTAGCGATGAAGAGTTTGATGCAAGGGTAGACATTATGAACGATTTATGTGTTAAACTAGATTTGTGGATTATGTCTTCACACCCAAATCATGAAGACAAACCAGGTTTTGAAAACAACGCAGATCTGGATCCCCACGATTCCATGTATATGGT